CGCCGCCGCGCTCGGTTCTAGCGAGGCGGGCGAGATCAGTCATCGTTTGCTGGCACACCTAGCGCGATCCCACGCAGCAGATCCGAAAGCGTCTGATGCCCCTCCTTCCAGTCAGCATCTGGCTGAGTCGAGCCCAGCATATCCAGATCGTCAGCAAGCCCATTCAGATCAAGGCCGTGCTCCAGCGCCAGGCGGCGAGCCAACGCCAAATACGCCGAACGCATCGCAGCAACAAGAACAAGAGGGTCAGTAGTAGCCATGTCCGTATCTCCGGTCGGGGTGAATGTACCCCAACAGACTGGCCTTTTGGTAACAGCATTGCCAATGGGCAAAAACCTATTTTTTTTGCAGCCCGCCAGCCGCCGCTTCGGGAGGGCCTTCCAATGAAGCGTCGCTCTTGGAAGAACGCCCAGCCCAGCAGCATCCGCCAAGCCATGGAGTGGTCGCTGGAGTTCGCCAAGGAGCGGCACAACCTCAGTGTCGAGCGCATTGCTGAGCGCATGGGCCAGGCCAACCACTGGGCCCTCTACAAGTGGCTCACCGAAGGTCGCATGCCAGCGGTTTTGATCCCGGCCTTCGAGCATGCCTGCGGCATCGCCCTGATCAGCCGCTGGCTGGCCTCCACCAGCGGCAAGCTGCTGATCGACATTCCGTCCGGCCGCACCTGCACCGCTCAGGAAGTGAACGAGCTGCAAGGCGTACTCACCGACACCATCGGAGCCGTGATCGCCTTCTACCAAAACCAGGCCAACGCCGAGGACACCCTCGCAGCTTTGCAGAACGGCCTCGCCAGCCTGGCCTGGCACCGCGCCAACGTGCAGCAGCACGCCAACCCACAACTGGATCTAGGAGAGCAGGCATGAGCCCGGAAAGCCTCGCCCTAATCATGGACATGCACGAAGCCCTGGAGCCGTTTGACGGCTTCCGCGAGTGGAACGCCGTCAGCCAGCGGGCGTTCGCGCGCCACTGCCAGAAGCTCGGCAAACCCCTTGCTCAGCTCACCATCGAGGATCTGCAGAACGCAGCTCAGGCCGCCGACGAAGCTGCCGCCGACTACTTCGCACTACTCAGGACTCCAGCATGACCACCCCACGCACCTCCGACAGCGGCGCGCGAATCCTGCGCGTCCTCAAGGCCCTCAAGGGCTACAGCCTCACCGGCATCAGCAACGGCGAGTTGGCCAAGGGGCTCGGGGAGAGCCCGGCCAACATCAACCGCGCCATCAACACCCTGATCGCCGAAGGCCTGGCCGTGAAGCTCGACAACGGCCGCTTCGCCCCGTCCATCGCGCTGCTGCAGATCGCCCAGGCCCACGCCAACGAGATGGGCGCAGCGCAACACCGCATCAACGAGATCAACCAACGCGTGCTGGCCGGGGCCAGCCGCTAACAACAAGGAGCACCACATGGACATCAACCAACTGGCAAACGCTCTGCTCAGGGGCGAACAAAAGCGCAGCGAGCCCTTCATGCAAGGCATGACAGCAGTGCTGCGCAACCGTATCGACCAGACCCTGGTCACCAGCCCCTACCAGGCCGGCACCATCGAGGCCGACGCCTTCGAACATGGCCGCCTGCGCGGCCACAACGAGTTTCGCAACGCCCTGATCGAGGCCGACAACAACCGCTTTCAAGCCATCCTGCGCCTGCAGCAGCTGGCCCAGAGCAGCACGCAGGAGGCCGCGTAATGCCTCGTAAAGCCGCCACCAGCGCCGCGCTGGTACAGGACGCCCCGGTCAATGAAGAGGCCGTCAACGTAATCCAGAATCTGGGCGCTATCGCTCAGGAAATGGCCGAGGATCGTGACCTGGTCAACCAGGTACTTGGCCAAGCCCAAATGGCCGGCGCTTTCGAAGATTTTTCCCGCACCGTGCGGATTTCAAAACTCGCCCAGGTCAAGGAAAACAAGCTCTACCGCTCCATCGCCGGTATGAAAAATCCGCACGGTGCGGAAATTCTGCGAGGGACGTGGGAGGAGTTCTGCAATCTCTTGAACCGCTCCGTCGACCAGGTGGATCGCGATATCGCCAACCTTCGCGCCTTCGGCGAAGAAGCCCTTGAATCCATGACCCGAATGGGCATCGGCTACCGCGAGCTACGCCAATGGCGCCGCCTGCCCGACGACGCCAAGTCCGCCCTGATCGAAGCCTCCAAGCTGGGCAACCTCGACGCCGTGCAGTACCTGGCCGAAGAGCTGATCCACACCCACACCAAGGAAAAGGACGAGCTGCAGAAGAAGCTCACCGACACCCAGGCCGACTACGACGCCCTTGGCGAGGTGCTCAGCAAGAAGAGCGCCGAGCTGGATCGCACCAAGCAGGATCTGGAAAAGGCCAGGCGCCGCATCGAGACCATGTCGGCCGACGACGCCGCCAAGGAGCTGCGCCAGGAAGTGGTCGGCATCGCCTTCGAGGCCGAGGCCGACATCAGCGGCAAGCTGCGCGCCGCCTTCGCCAGCCTGGAGCAGCACGGCAGCGAGACTGGCAGCGACCACCGCAACTTCCAGGCCCAGCTGATCGCCCACCTGCAGCGCCTGCTCGGCGAACTGAAGGCCGAGTTCCAGCTGCCCGAGGTGGGCGAAGAGGAGGACTTCTCCTGGATGCACCAGGAAGGCGTCAAGTCCATCACGGATGCCGAGGCCTAACCCATGAGCGCCGTCATTACCCAACGCCTGGTCGACCTGGACCGCTCGCTGCAACGCGCAGCGCGTGGCCAGCGTACCGCCCTGTGCCGGGCTGCGGCGCAGGAGCTGGGCCTGAGCCTGGCAACCCTATACCGCAAACTGGAGGAAGTGACCGTGGCCGCTGCTCCCCGTAAACGCCGCGCTGATGCCGGCCAGAGCGCGCTCACCCGCGAGGAGGCGCTGACCATCAGCGCCACCTTGATCGAGTCCGCACGCCGCAACGAAAAGCGCCTCTATTCCCTGGGTGATGCCGTCGAGGCGCTGCGCGCCAGCGGCATGATCCGCGCCGAAGCCGTCGACAAGGTCAGCGGCGAGATCCGCCCGATGTCGCTCAGCGCCATCAGCCGCGCCCTGTATGCCTACAAACTGCACCCGGACCAGTTGCTAGCCCCGGCGCCGGTGACCGAGCTGCAGAGCCTGCACCCCAACCACATCTGGCAGGTGGACGCCTCGCTGTGCGTTCTCTACTACCTCAAGCCCACCGCCGAGAAGAACGCCAACGGCCTGCGCGTGATGGAGGCCGACCAGTTCTACAAGAACAAGCCCAAGAACCTCGCGCGCATCGCCGCCGACCGCGTCTGGTCGTATGAGATCACCGACCACGCCAGCGGCTGGATCTACCTCCAGTACGTGATGGGCGCAGAGTCCGGCGAGAACCTCAACAGCGTGCTGATCAACGCCATGCAGGAGCGTGGCGGCGCCGACGTCATGCACGGCCGGCCCTTCGGTCTGATGATGGACCCAGGCTCAGCCAACACCGCCGGCATGACCAAGAACCTCTGCCGCAGCCTGGGCATTCAGATGATCGTCCACGCACCTGGTGCTGCTCGCGTCACCGGCCAGGTGGAGAACGCGCGGAACATCATCGAGCGCAAGTTCGAGGCCGGCCTGCGCTTCCAGCCGGTGGCTGACCTGGACGAGCTGAACGCCCTGGCAGCCAAGTGGCGCATGCACTTCAACGCCACAGCCAAGCACAGCCGCCACGGCAAGTCGCGCACCGACGTGTGGCTGACCATCCGCCAGGAACAGCTGATCAAGGTGCCCAGCGTCGAAGTCTGCCGCCAGCTGGCCGTGGCCGAGCCCGAGAGCCGCAAGGTCAACACCAAGATGCGCGTCAGCTTCCAGGGCCGCGAGTTCGATGTATCGGTGGTGCCGGATGTCATGGTCGGCGACAAGATCATGGTCACCCGCAACCCCTGGAACGATCAGGCCGCCCAGGTGGTGACCGTCGATGCCCACGGCCACGAGGTGTACTACGTCGTGCCGGTGGTCGAACGCAACGAGCTGGGCTTCGACGTAACCGCCCCGGTGATCGGCGAAGCCTTCAAGCGCATGGCCGACACCCCGGCCCAGGTCGCCCGCAAGGAGGCCGCCAAGCTGGCCATGGGTGCCGAAACCGAGGAAGACGTGGCAGCGGCCCGCAAGGCCAAGGCCATCCCGTTCGGTGGCCAGCTGCAGCCCTACAAGCACATCGACGATGCCCAGCTGCCCACCTTCATGCCGCGCCGTGGCACCGAGCACGAACTGGCTGCGCCTACCGTCGTCGCGCCACCGCTCAGCATCTTCGCCGCTGCCAAACGCCTGCAAGCGCGCTTCACCGACTGGAGCCCGGAGCACTATGCCTGGCTTAGCCAGCACCACCCGGCCGGCATCCAGGAAGAAGCCATCGACAGCGTCGAGGCCAGCCTGCGCGCCGCCTTCACCCGCCGACCAACCCTTTCCGTCGTAGGAGGTGCGTGATGCTCAAGCTCAAAGCACTGCTGCGCTACCACAACCTGGGCCAGGCCGACCTGGCCCGAGCGCTGGGCCTTAGCCGCCCGACCATTTCACAGCTGATCAACCACAGCATGTGGCCCAAGACCATCGACCAGGCCGACCTGCGTAGCCGCATCGTCGCCTGGCTGGAGAGCTTCAACGTCACCGGCATGCAGCTGGTGGGCATTTTCGAAGAGGAGGAGAACCAGGAGCAGAACACCAAGGTGGCCGCTGGGCGCTGCAACGCCCAACGGCCTGAGCACCGCAATTCCAAAAAGCCAATCGAGGAGCCCGACACAATGCTACTACGCGCAACCAAACTGACACAGCAGGCACGCCAGCACTTCGGCATGTTCGGCGACCCGTTCGCGGACCCGCGCACCAGCGCTGATCTGTTCGTCTCGCCGGATATCCGCTACGTGCGCGAAAGCCTCTACCAGGTCACGCGCTACGGCGTATTCCTGGCGATCCTGGGCGAGTCCGGCTCGGGCAAGTCCACCATCCGCAAGGATCTGCACGAACGCCTGCGCACTGAAGACAAGCCGGTGATCGTCATCGAGCCCTACGTCATCGGCATGGAGGACGACGACTTCAAGGGCAAGACCCTCAAGGCCATGCACATCTGCGAGGCCATCCTGGCCACCCTCAACCCTGGCGGCAAGGTGCCGCGCGGCCTGGATGCCCGGTACCGCGCCGTACACAACGTGCTGCGCGAGTCGCACCGCATGGGCAACCGCCACGTCCTGGTGATCGAGGAGGCCCACGCCATCCCGGTACCGACCCTCAAGCACCTCAAGCGCTTTTTCGAGCTGGAGGATGGCTTCGAGAAGCTGCTCAGCATCGTGCTGATCGGCCAGAGCGAGCTGGCCAACAAGCTCAGCGAGAAGCGCGCCGACGTGCGCGAGGTGGTGCAGCGCTGCGAGGTGGTGAAGCTCAACCCGCTCGACCAGCACCTGGGCGACTACCTCAAGCACCGCTTCAAGCTGATCAACAAGCCCTTGGAAGAGGTGATGGACGAACCGGCCATCGAAGCCCTGCGCAGCAAGCTCACCGGTACCGGCTCCAAGGAGAACGGCTCGGTGCTGTACCCGCTGGCCGTGCACAACATGCTGGCCGCTGCCTTCAACCAGGCCGCCCTGGTCGGCGCCACCCGCCTGTCGGCGGACATCATTGCGGAGGTGTGAGCCATGGCCACAGCCAAAGTCATCCCGCTCAGCGCTCAGGCCGCTACTGGCGTGACCCGCCAGCACGCTATGCCGCTGTGCACCGTACTCACGCCAGAGCTGGCCACGAAGCTGGAAACCATCAACGCCATGTCCCGCCGCCTGCGCGCGGCGGGCGTTCGCGTCGACAGCACGTCGCCGTTTGAGCTGCAGATCCTCATCAACACTGAGGACTCAGATCAGTTCGCCGCTGCATTCAGCAAGGAATGGCGCGGCGCTTCCTGGAGCACCAAAGGCGATCGCACCACCAACAGCGTCCGCCTCGGCGGCTGCTTGGTTTGCTGGTACACGCCAGTGAAGGAGCAGCGGTCATGAGCGCCTCTCCGATCACAGCAAAGATGCTGGCCGTGCGGCTTGGCACCGTCGCTCGCGACCTCAACAGCGAACCGGAAGCGGTCGAGCTGTTTGCCAGCATTGCCGGCGTCCGCATTCCGCTGCACAGCACCACCTTCCAGATCGACGACGACGGCACGTTGCTGTTCCTCAATGGCTTCGAGGGCTTCCTCGACGCCATGCGCACCGAGCTGAAGGAGATGGAGCAGTGCCTGGTAAAGGAAAGCCAGCGCTACAACGCGCTGTGGTTGCAGTTCGACTGCCTGCAGGCGTCATGCCGAGGACTCGTTAACGAAATGGGTGTCATGTGCGAGGCGCAGCTGGCCGGTGATCGCGACTTGGTACAGCGCAAGGTCGAGGAGTTCACCCGGAACTACGTCAATAACTGCAAGCCGGCCGGCGCCAGCGGGAGCGTGCACTGATGAACAGCATGACCAAGTCCGCCGTACAGCTAACCGTCGAACGCCGCCTGCGCGAAGCCCTGGAGCTGCTCAAGCGCGGCGCCGGCTACGCATCGGCCTACCCGAGCATCGGCGGCCACAAGCTGAGCATCGAGATCGTTGAGTTCCGCCGAGTCGTCCAGGCCGAACTCGACAACGCCACCCAACAAGCCGAGGAAGAAACCCATGGCTGAGCAAATCGAAATCCCTGAAGGCTGGGTGCGCAACGCCGCCGGCGGCCTCCAGCATGAAAGCGAGATCCGCGAGCAGAACAAGATGCGCGACATGGTCGTGATGGGCATCGTCAAGGATGCCGTGCGCCTGCACGAGGAACTCAAGGCCCTCAAGAAGCGCGCCCTGGAGGAGATCGACGACCTGGTCGCGATTGCCGGGCAGAAGTTCGACATGAAGCTGGGCGGGCCGAAGGGCAACGTCAGCCTCATCAGCTTCGACGGTCGCTACAAGGTCAAGCGCATCTATTCCAACGTCCAGACCTTCACCGAAGAGATGGAGGTAGCCAAGGTCAAGGTGTTCGAGTGCATCAGCCGCTGGGGCAAGACCGTCAGCGAGGACGCGCATAAGCACCTGTTCACCCTGGCCACCAACGCCTTCCGCCTGACCAAGCAAGGCGAGATCAGCCTTTCCCGCGTTCAAGAGATGACTCGCGTCGATATCGACGACGAGGACTGGAAGAAGGCCATGGAAGCGGTGAAGGACAGCATCATCGTCAACGGCAAAGCCGTGTACATCCAGGTGCAGGAGCGCGTAGGCGAGAAGGCGTACAAGACAATCCTGCTCGATATCGCGGGGGTGTGACCATGGACCAGGATCGCATTCTCGAAAAGATCAAGAAGTGCATGGAGATGGCCAAGGGCAAGGGCTCCAACCCTAACGAGGCCGAGATCGCCCTGCGCCAGGCTCATAAGCTGATGGAGGCCTACAACCTCGAAATGGGTGACGTCCTGGCCAGTATGGCCGGTGAGGTCACCATCGAGGCCGGCTCTGACGGTACTCCACCCACCTGGCGTATCCGCCTGGCCCATGTGTGCGCCCATGCGTTCGGCACGCGCATGATCATTACGCAGAAGCTGACGAACCATTTCGACGTCGTCGGGGCGTTTATCTTTGTGGGCTGCGCTGCGGCACCAGAGCTGAGCGGATATGCCTACCAGGTACTGGAGCGGCAGCTGCAGAAAGCTCGACGTGAGTTCCTGCAGTCACCGAAGAACAAGCGCTGCAAGCGCTCAACCAAGGTCGCGCGCGGCGATCACTTCGCCAACGGCTGGATCGATGCCGTGTACCTCAAGGTCGACCAGTTCGCTGGCGTTGACGACAACATCGCCGAAGCGATCGAAGCCTACATGGCGAAGCACCACGCCGACCTGGGCAAGCACGAAATGAAGCGCCGCAAGCTCAAAGCCCGCGATGAAGGTGCCGCCGAGGCCGGCTACCAGGCAGGCAAGAGCGCACAGCTGCATCACGGCCTCGGCCACATACCAGTCGCCCGACTGACTCAGGGAGTGTGACATGCAAACCCTCGAATGCACCGTGAAGTACTACATGGGCGCCTACCAGACCAACACCGTGCGCAGCCAGCGCGCTAGCTGCAGCCACTCCGAGGACGAGGCCGTGCGCCACCTGGGCGTAAAGCTGTTCGGCGAGCAGCTCGACCACGTCGAACGTATCGACCTGAAACCCGGCGACCAGCCGGGCATGAGCCGCTGGCAGATCGTCAGCCGGGAGGTGCAGTAATGGGCCATCCAATTTTCCAAGACGCACCCTCCAGGGACATGACCAAAGCTCAGGAGCGCCAAGCCGAACTGGATGCCCAGGTCGAGGCCTTTCTGGCCAAGGGCGGGGAGATCAAGGCCTTCGACAACTTCCGCCGTCCTATCGAGAGTGGGCCCTGGCGCTCGAAGTCGATCAACCCGGAGCAGCAGAAGCCAGCTCAGGCTGCGCCCATCAAGGCGAAACCGGCCAAGCCCGCCGCTCCTGTGAAGGCAGAGCCGGTACCGGAGGTGCCAGCCGAACCGGTGGTGGTGGGTACCATCGACCTCAGTGCCGAGCTGCGCGCCTTGCGCAAGCAGACTGCAGCCATCAACCGCCGCCTTAATCGCCTGAGCTGCTCTATGGGTGGTCGCGCATGAGTATCTCGAAAGGCGTAATCGGCAAGATCCACATCGCCAAGCAGCAGCTGCGAATGGACGACGAAAGCTATCGCGCGCTGCTGCGCCGCGTTGCTGGCGTCGAGTCGGCAAAAGACCTCAACACCCGCCAGGCCGGTCGGCTGATGGTCGAGCTGGAGCGCCTGGGCTTTAAACCGAAGCCCAGCAGCAAGGCCAAGGGCAAGCCGCACAACTTCGCCCAGCTGTCTGGCGAGATCGAGGTGATCGAGGCTCAGCTAACTAACATGGGCCTGCCCTGGAGCTATGCCGATGCGATCGCCAAGCGCCAGTTCGGCGTAGAGAAGGTCGCATGGCTGAAAACGCCCAAGCAGCTAACGGCGGTGCTGGCGGCGTTGCACGTCGAGCAGGAGAAGCGCGAGCTGCTCCATCAGGTGGAAACCCTGTGCAAGGAGCTGGGTGTGACTGATCCAGAACGGGTAGATGGTTTGGAAGCCCTGCCGAAGGGGTGGAAGCGACAGCGTCCAATCCTCAAGGCCCTGGTTGATGCCCTCAATAACCTGGTCATCGCGCGGAGGGGCGACTGATGCAGCTGCAATGCCCCTGCTGCGGCGAGCAGTTTCCGATCGAGGCCGGCTTCGCGGATGCGGACGGCAAGAAGCTGGCGGCAATGCTCGCCGGCCTCGATCCGAAGCTCGGCCGAGCGGTGCTCAACTACCTGCGCCTGTTCAGCCCGGCCAAACGCGGCCTTCGCATGACCCGCGCCATCAAGCTGCTGGAGGAGCTGCTCGACTTGATCAACGCCGGCACCGTGCAAAAGGACGCTCGCAAGAGCGACTCGAAGCCGGCTCCGCCACGGCTGTGGGTAGCCGGCATCGAGCAGATGGTCACCGGGCGTGATCGCCTGACGCTGCCGCTTGAGAACCACAACTACCTGCGCGCGGTGGTCTACGGCATCGCCAGCGACCCAGCCCAGGCCCAGGCCGCCACGCCGGCCAAGCCGAAGCGCGCAGCAACCACGCCACAACAGGACGTCCAGGACGCCATCGGCCGCATCGAGGCCGACCTGCGCCTGGGGATCATTAAGACACGTGAGGAAGCCGACCGCCGCATAGCAGCGGCAAGGGGGAACGCATGAAGGTCAGAGCGCAGCAGATCCGCCGTCGCAACTCGATGCTGCGAGAGCTGAGCGAGATGGTGACCGTCGCCCTCGTCCGCAACGGTGCGGACGAGGCCAAGGCCAAGAACGAAGCCGAGGATCTGTGCTTCCAGCTTCACCGCCGCTGGCGCGGGATCACCTTCACATTCCCGACCAGGGACGAGCTGGCACATCAGCGGCTGAAGCTGCATGTCGTCAAGGAGTACAATGGATCGAACGCTGACGAGCTGGTGCGCAAGTACAGCATCACCGAGGACTGGATCTACTCAGTGTTGCGCGAGCACCAGCGCCGCAACACCCACCGCGACCAGCACACCCTCGACCTCGGCGACTAACCACTGCTCAGGAGCCAACTGATGGCCCGGAAATTCGCCATTAACAGTCTGCCAGCTGATGTTCGTGCCGAGCTGTCGGAGAATTATCACAAGTACCCGGCATGGACGCTGAACGACCACGTCGACTGGTTGATAGGTCGGGGGTATGCCGTATCGCGCTCTGCGGTGCATCGATACCTGAGCCCTAAAGCTGAGGATTCCGCCAAGCCTGAGCCGCACGCGGAGCAACTCCGCCTTCGCTGCCTGGAGGTCGCCGCCTCTATATACAAAGGAGAGGATTCTGCAGAGCTGAAAGCCCTGGCTGAGTCCCTAATTGCCTGGGTGAAACTGCCCGATTAGCAATTTCACCCATGGCAACAGTTTTACAGAATCCCATCCCGATATAGCCCACCCCAGACCACACCATCCCGCATTTATCGCGCTTTCCCTGTATTCTTTTTCTCAAGCCTGCACAGCGTTGAACCCCCTCTCAGAATGCTCATTTACAACACGTAAACTGCGCTTCTTCGAGGGGTTTCGCCTTGCCTGACCATCGCTCGACGACTTTTCGTACAGAGCCTAAAATGCCGGCCTTTTCCGCTACCTGTTGCGACTGCCGTGAGCCAAGAACCTGATCGTCTATTCGCCCAGCCTCTACCCGAGGTGCCCGACTTCGTCTTCAACGAGGATGTGGTGCGGGTCTTCCCCGACATGATCAAGCGTTCGGTGCCGGGCTACCCGACCATCGTCGAGAACATCGGCGTGCTCGCTGGCCAGTTCGCCCAGCCGCATACCACCCTGTACGACCTCGGCGCCTCGCTCGGTGCAGTGACCCAGGCCCTGCGCCGCCATGTGCGCGTCGACGGTTGCAAGGTAATCGCCGTGGACAACTCCTCGGCCATGGTCTCGCGTTGTAGCGAATACCTGCATGCCCAGGACGCCATGTTCCAGGAGCTGCTGCCGGTGGAGGTGATCGAGGCCGATATTCTCGCCCTCGACCTGCAGCCCACCTCATTGGTCACGCTCAACTTCAC